GCCACCATGGATTTTCACATTCGAAATTTAGGGCCACCGCCCGTGCCCTGAAACACCGGCGGTCACGCTCCGCGACTATCCGATGAGGCTTCGGACCCAATCAGGCCATTCGCTCTGCGGTGCCGGTGGAGGGCCTGTGCGGGCGAGTACGTCGCTGATGCTGCGGTAGCAGACTGACCAGTCGCCGCCGCTGCATTGGCCGAACGTGCCCTGGATTGTGGCGCGGCGATGGCATTCCGGGCATGCGGGTTGCCATCCGTTGCCTTCTATCTGTGTCGTAGATGATCGCCATACCGGGAGCGTAGTGACTGAGCGGAAGCCGCCGGGCGATGTGGAGAAGGCGACGCGGTCTGAACTGCGGCGTCTGCGCTGTTCGGTTCGCACGGACGGCATGGCTGCTCTGGCCGTGTCGCTGGCGCAGCAGATTGATACGGCCCGCGGGGCAGTGGCTGCTGCGGCTGCTGCGGGCCAGTTGAGGCTGATCCTGGCGGATCTAACGAAGTCGAGTGAGAAGCGGTCACCGCAGAAGGACGCGATTGATGAGCTCAATGCTCGCAGAGCGGTCAAGCGCGCTGGGTGATCAGCGGCCGCGGCTGTGCTCGGTTCCGCCGTCGGTGTGGTCGGAGGGCGAACGGGTTACGGGGATCTCGGCTGCCGCCGGGCTGTATCTGGATGACTGGCAGCAGTACGTCCTCGATGCGGGCCTGGGGCGCCGTGATGACGGTTTGTGGTCGGCGTTTGAGGTGGCGCTGATCGTGTCGCGGCAGAACGGTAAGGGCGCGGTCATCGAGGCGCTCGAGTTGGCGGCGTTGTTCCTGGATGATTTCGGCGCGAACCTGATCCTGCATTCGGCGCATGAGTTTAAGACGGCTGCTGAGGCATTTCTGCGGATCCGGTCGCTGATCGCGGACAATCCGCTGTTTGAGCGGCGGGTGGAGCGGATCCGTACGGCTGCGGGTTCTGAGGCGATTGAGCTGAAGAACGGGAAGCGGCTCCGGTTCATTGCCCGGTCGTCCGGGTCGGGGCGTGGTTTCTCGGCTGATCTAGTGATCTTGGATGAGGCGTATGTCCTCGGCGATGACGCGATGGCGGCGTTGTTGCCGACGTTGTCGACCAGGCCGAACCCTCAGATCTGGTATGCGTCGACCGCCGGGACTGAGACTTCGGTGCAACTGGGGCGGGTGCGTGAGCGGGGCCTGACGGGCAATGACCCGTCGCTGGCGTTTTTCGAGTGGTCGGTTGACCGCGATGATTATGACCCGGCGGATCCGCGGTGCTGGGCGCTGGCGAACCCTGGTCTGGGTATCCGTATTTCGCGGGACTATGTGGAGCGTGAGCGGGCTGCCCTGGCGCCGGATGCTTTTGCGCGGGAGCGGCTGGGGGTCGGGGTGTATCCGACTGATCTGGCGGATGCGTGGCAGGTCATTTCGCGGGAGGCGTGGTCGGCGCTGACGGATGTGCGGTCGGTGGCGGAGGATCCGATCGCGTTCGCGGCGGATGCGATGCCTGGCGGTTCGCACGCCGCGATCGGCGTATCGGGGCGGCGTGCTGACGGCCTGCTGCATGTTGAGGTCGTCGACCACAAGCCCGGAACGGCCTGGGTTGTGCCGCGCCTTGTCGAGCTCGTCCGCAAGCATGACCCGTGCGCGGTCGTCGTGGACCCCACAGGCCAGGCCGGCAGCCTGATCGGGCCGCTGGAACAAGCCGGCATCGAGGTTCTGCAGCCGTCGGCGCGGGATGCGGGTCAGGCGTGCGGCCAGTTCTTCCAGGCAGTCACCGACGCGGCCGAGATACGGCATCGGGGTGATCCGGCGCTGATGTCGGCGCTTGGTGGTGCGCAGACACGGCCGCTGTCGGATGCGTGGGCGTGGGCCCGCAGGTCAGCGGCCGTGGATATCAGCCCGCTGGTCGCGGTCACGCTGGCTGCCTGGGGTCATGGCGTGAAAGCGCCGGTCTCTGATCCGGGCGTGTGGGTTATCTAGGAGGCGTCGTGCGGTCACCGGTTGTTCTGCTGCTGTGTGCCCTGGCAGGGATGCTGGGCGGCGGCGCTTTGGTGGGCGTGTGGTGTCTGGGCGTGTGCCTGATCGTGGACAGCGTGGCGGTCGCGGCGTGGGGTTTGCTGACGATGGATTTGCCGGAGCGGGGGTCACGTCCGGTGCCGGCGGCGCCGGTGTTCCTGGGGGAGTATCTGGAGCGGAAGGCCGCTGAGAACTGGTGAGCGCCGGCAAGGAATTTCGCGCCTGGTGGAAGTGCAGTCGCTGTGATGCGGCAGGCAACGTGCCGGTTCCGCGCGAACTGTGGCCACCTGAAAGCGAGCCGAGTTCTCTGATCCATTCCACGTTCGCGCTGCCTGCCGTCCTGGCCCATGACGAGGTGTGTCCGGCTCGGGTGAAGGTGACCACATGAGCAGTGCACACGAATGGTACGACCAAGGTGGCACGCTGCCGCCCGGTCTTTCTCTGCTAGGGCCGCGCCGGACTCCTGCGGAGTGGGATGCGGTGACTTTGGAGCGAGCCGCCGAAATCCTGCGGGCACGCACTAAAAATCCGCGGGGCTTGTGGCTGAACGCGTTCTGCAAGGCGCTCGTGAACATCGCCGCGAAGATCCGTGCCGAGGATTCCGGGCATGCGGCTGATTGACCGTTTCGCGCGGCGGGCCGGGTACTGGGAAGGCATCGCTTCCGGTGCGTCTGTCCTCACCACCAGCTACGGCTCCCCCAACAGTGAGGCGATCCTGCCGCAGCTGATCGGGTGGGCGCAGCAAACCTACGCCGGCAACTCGGTGGTGTTCGCGGCGATCCTGGCGCGGCTGATGCTGTTCTCGCAGGCGACCTTCCAGTTCCAGGCCAAGGACGATAAGCACCTGTTCGGGAACACCGACCTGGCGATCCTCGAGGAGCCGTGGCCCGACGGCTCGACAGGCGAGCTTCTGGTGCGGATGGAGCAGGATGTCTCCCTCGCCGGCAACTCGTACACGTGGTCGGTACCGGGCGAGGATCTGCTGGTGCGGTTGCGGCCGGACTGGACAACGATCATCTCGGAACTCGTTTCGGTGCCGGGCGGCGGCCAGTACCGCCGCAAGATCGGCTACTGGGTTGAGCCCCCCAAGTCGGTGCTAGATCAGGGGAAGGGCGAGTTTTACCCGGTCGATGAGGTGGCGCACTGGGTGCCGATCCCGGACCCGCAGGCGTCGTTCCGGGGCATGTCGTGGCTGACGCCCGCTTACCGAGAGATAAAGGGCGACGACGGCATGGCGACGTACAAGATCAAGTATCTCGACAACGCCGCGAGCCCGAACATGCTGATCAAGTATGCGCAGAAGCTGCAGCCGGGGACGATCGATGCGGTGCGGGAACGCATGCATGCCCGGTATGGCGGGTCGGATAACGCGTTCAAGACGCTGGTCCTGGATCAGGGTGCCGACGCGACCGTGATCGGCAACAGCCTCCAGCAGATGGATTTCTCTGGTGTGTCAGCGGCTGGCGAGCAGCGGATTTTGTCTGACGGCAACGTTCCGGGCGTGATCGTCGGCCTTGAGCCGCTGCGCGGCGCTGGTCGCGGCTATCAGGAGTCGATGCAGAAGTTCGGCAACATTTTCGCCCGGCCGCAATGGAAATCAGCGTGCGGTGCCCTGTCCAAACTCGTGAACGTGCCGCCGGGTAACCGGCTCTGGTATGACGCGTCGGATATCGCGGCGCTGCAGGACGGCATTCTGGAGCGCGCCCAGGCGGGACTGGTGCAGGGTCAAACGCTGCTGGCTGCCCGGCAGGCCGGATATACGCGTGAGTCGGCGGTCGTGTTCGTGGATAGCGGCGATGTGACACAGCTGAAGCCCGATCCGCTGGCGGTGGCCCCGGCGCAGCAGGCGGTGCAGCATCAGCTGCCGCAGCAGCAGCCCGGCGCGACCGCAACACCGTTGCCGCCGACGAACCCCAGGCTGGCGGTCGGCCCGGCGTCGGTTGGCGACGGCGGTGACGGGTCCCGGCCGATCCCCCGGCCCGCAGCCGCACGGCGGGCGCTCACTGCGGGCGCGAACGGCTTCAGCCACTCTTAATGATGTAGGCGATCAGTTCAGGGCTGCAGCCCACTGCTTTCGCCAGCGCCGTGTAACTCCAGGTGCCGGGGTCATCCGCGCGCAGCTGCCGCACCAGCTGGTCCCGCTGCTGCCGGTGCTGCGCTGATTGCTCGCTCAGCCCTAGCGATTCGCGGTGGTGCTCGCGGGCCTGCTGCGCGCGGATGTCCATCAGATGTCGCCGCGAGCGAAATCGGCGAGCATGTTCGGGACCGCAGAGTCAAACCCGGCGATATCCAAGGTGCCGGGATCCTCCGGGTCGGCGATCGTGAAATCAGTCGCGGTCATGCCGACGACCGACATCCGGGCGTTGATGCCGGTCTTCTCCCGGTATTCGCGGAGAGCCTGATGCGGGTGAATCTGCCCAGCCCAGGTTTCGTTGTCGGTGTAGACCGAGAAGTGGTCGACGTCGATCTTGTTCTGTAGTGCCCAGACCATCGGGAGCGAGCAGTCCGTGCCGCCGAACGGCAGGTTCGCGATGGCCCGGATGGCGTCGTCGAGGCGCTGCCGGGGGCTGATGTTCAGCGGGATCAGCGACGTGCTGAACCCGGTGATCACCGTGGCGGGCTCGGTTGCGGCGGTCACCAGCGCGAGCGCCGCGGATGCTTCACGGGCGGTGAGCGCCAGCCCGGCCGCGGACCAGCCCATTGACCCGGACACGTCGAGTGCGAGCATGGTCCGCTTCCCGGCAGGCTCAACAGCGCCGTACGCGGCGTAGAACGCGGCGTCAAGGGCGTCGGTGATCTGCGCGACCGGCGTCCACGCCGACTGGCCGCGCGCCCCGTGGCCGCTGGCGTAGGTGCGCAGCGCGACCAGGATGTTCACCGGGTGCACGCGGGCCTTGCGTAGCCGCTCCGGGTCCGCAAGCTGCTCGGCTACGCCCTGCGTTACCGCCGACATGGGCGGAAGGACGCCGAGCCGGGTGAGCCGCGGAAGCTGGCGCATCAGGGCAGTCTGAGGCAGCCCATGCAAGAGCAGCGCATCCCAGACGGCTTTCTCGCCGAGCGCCGCGTCGGGCAGCATCTCCCAGCTCAGGCTGGGATTATCAGCGATAAGCGCAGTCCACTCCTTGACGGTGGTAACTGCCTGCGCTTTGGCGAATGCCTCGATTAGCGGCGGCAGGTCCCCGGTTTCCTTGCCGGCGATCCACGCGAACAGCGGCCGGTGCTCTGGATGGGCGAGGCGGAGTAGGTCCCGGTGTGTCCAGCCTTCCCGCTGCCGGTACTTCAGCACCTGATACGCGAGCTGGCCGGCGTCGTCCTTGTCCAGGTACCACTGGCCGACGGCGCGGCGGAGGCCGCGGCCCCAGCCGCGGAACTGCTGCACGTACCCGGCGAAGATGAACAGGTGGGTGCCGGTGCGGGCAACCAGCGGCAGCGCGTCAAGTGCGGCGCGCTTGCCGTCCGGGTCACCGAGGGACGCGGCGGCGGCGAGGGCGAACAGGGCCGGGTTGTTGCGCGGCGCGCGCCCGGCCTGCGAGATCGCCGCGACTTCGCGGACGAGCGCGGCGGTGTCGTTCCGCGCCCACGCCAGCACGATGTCGGCGTTCTTGAGCGTGATGTCCCGCTCGGACGTGTAATAGGTGCCGCCGTCGGTGCCCAATGTCAGGAACCGGTGCAGCCGCGCGGTCTTCCCGGCGGTGAACGCCCAGCCACCAGCGGAGTTGGGAACCTGGCGCTTGTCGGCCTGGACGTGCTGCGGGGTGCGCCGCGTAGAGATCGCGGCGAGGGGATCAGGCATGGTTGCCTTCCTGGCTGAACCGGAAGGCCTGCGGACGAGTTAGGTGACGACCGGGATTATCTCCCAGAAAGGTAACCGATCGTCGTCCGGCCCGCAGGGCCGCACCGGGTGGACGGATTAGGTGTGCAGGCCGGAGTCGTCCGGCCTTACCGGACGACCGATTTGGAGTCGGTAACCGATCTGCTTCGACCCGTCTCCGGGTCATGTTCAGTTAGGGCGACGGGCTAGGTGTGCGAACCGGGTTTAGCGACTTAGGCCACTCGTCCACACCCCGAAGGGCGGCGGGATTCGAACCCGCGTCTCTCCTTTAGCAGAGGTAACCGATTCACTTCGGCCCGTCACCTGCACTGTAAACCATTACAGGAGCCCTGGCAAGCGGAATAACACCCGGAAGGGCAGCGATGACTGACGCCTCCCGGTTCGACCAGTTCCACGTGAAAGCCGGATCGCCCACGGGCGGCCAGTTCGCCACCTCATCCGGCGGCGGCGGCGGTGCGAAAGCCCCGGCCGTACACGGGCACGCCACAGCCAGCACCGGCCACGCCGCGAAGCAGCGGCTCCTCACCCAGGCACACGCCGACCTCGCTGAGGCCCGCAAACTCGGGGCGCAGCTGCACCTGCTGGAAAAGCAGCACGCCGCCGCCGTAGCTGCCGCAAAGAAATCGGCGGCAGCGGCGAAGAAATCGAAGCACGCCGGCCACGTAGTCCACCACCATCACCACGCTGCCCAGCACCGGCACCACACCCGGCACGCGGCCACCCTGACCCAGCGGATCACATCGCTGAAAACCCGGATCCATGACCTGCGGTCCAAGGCGGCCGCACTCGAGCATCAGGCCCACGCCATGCGGGCGGATATCACGACCGGAAGGGCAGCAATGGCAAGCAGCACGAAAGCGCCGGCGAAGCCGTACGGGGACGTGACATACGCCGACCCCAAAAACGGCAAGTACCCGGTCGACACCGAAGAGCACGCCCGCGCGGCCTGGTCATACATCAACATGCCGAAAAACGCCGCCCAGTACCCGATGAACGGCGTCACGCTCTCCGAGGTGAAGGGCCGGATCATGGCCGCGTGCAAGAAGTTCGGCATCGACGTCAGCGGCGACGGTGACAGCGGTAACGGGTCTGCGTCGCGCTCGGAACTGATGCGCGACTACCCGCTCGAAGACCTCCACATCGTCCGGTCAGCCGACGGCGGCGACGGCCGCACCGTCGAAGCGTTCGCCGCCGTGTTCAACACCGAAACCGAGATCATGGACCACCAGGGCCATTACATCGAGGTCATCAGCCCGTCGGCGTTCAACAAGCGGCTGTCGGACCTGCGCCGGTCGAAGGCCGGGTTCAGCACGGTGAAAGTCACCTTCAACCACGGCCGTGACTCCGAGGGAAACCTGGTTGAACGGTTCCAGATGCCCGTCGCGAAACCGCTGTCGATCGAGGCAACCGACCGCGGGCTGCTGACCCGTTCCCGGTATTTCGACACGCCGCTCGGCAACGAGGTTCTCCAGCTGATCAGCGAGGGCGGCATCACCGCCCAGTCATTTGAAGGCAAGATCGTCCGCTCTGACCCGCAGCTCGGCCGCCACGGCCGGTACCGCCCCGACTCCTCGGGGCGGCTGACCACCGTGCACCGCACTGAACTGGGTCTGCGCCAGTACGGCGGGGTCCTGTTCCCCGCCTATGAGGGTGCCGACGTCCTCGGCGTCCGCATGTCCACTCCCGGCACGTGGGAGCCGGACGAAGAGTTCGATCCTGGCACTTCCCCCGATGGCGAAGCCGCCGCCGGTGAGCCGCTCGCGACAGATGAGCACTCGGCCCGGTATCACCAGCACGCCCTTTACCGCATGACCTCTGAGGAACTGCGCAAGAAGGCCGGGCTGGTCTGGTAACCAGACCGAAAGCAGGTGCGTGGGATGGCCACGCTGAAGGAAAAGTCCGAGGAGATGGCCCGCATCAAGGCCGAGCTCCAGCGGATGGAAGACGACGAGGAAACCACTGAGGAGACCGACGGTGACCTGCGGGACACCCTCGTCGAACGGTGGCAGCAGCTCGACAAGGAATGCAAGCCGATCATCGAGCGGATGGAGAAGGTCCGGGCGATCACCCGCGCCGCGGAAGACCCCGCGAACCTGGAACGCCCGGAACCTGCCTATGCGGGGAACGGCAACGGGAACGGCCTGCGCCGGTCAGTGAACGGCAGCCCCGATTTCTGGGGCCAGTCCGGGCGTGACCCGTACGACAACCTGGACGCCGTCCGCGCCCACATGGTCCCCACGCCGGAATTGCGGGGCCGGGCGTTCGACGCGGTCGAGACGGAAGCCAAGCACGGCACCCTGACTCACGACCACGCTGAGGCCGCGACCCGGATGGTGCAGAACAACATCGGGCGGGAAGGCCGCGGCATCGCGGAGCACATCCTGACCACGGGGAGCGCCGAATATCAGGAGGCGTTCACCGCGTACCTGGAGAAGCCGCAGCAGAACGCGATGCGTGCCGCACTGTCCCTCACCCAGGCGAATGGTGGCTATTTGCTACCATTTGTACTTGACCCCACCATCATATTGACCAACGCGTCGTCCGCGAACCCGTGGCGGCGTATCAGCCGGGGCGTCCAGACCACATCGAACACGTGGAACGGCGTCAACTCCGCCGGCGTCAACGCGGCGATGCTCTCCGAAGCAACCGTCGTCGTCGACGCGTCGCCGACCGTCGCGAACATCGTCATCACCCCGCAGAAGGCTTCAGCGTGGGTGTATGGTTCCTATGAAATCCTAGAAGATACGGATTTCGGCCAGCAACTCCCGGGGCTCCTGGCAGACGCGAAGGACCGGCTCGAGGAATCGCAGTTCGCGACCGGCAACAACACGCCGCCGAACACGCAGGGCGTTGTCCCTGCCGCCACCACCGTCGTCACCACCGCAACCACCACCGTGATCGCGCTCGGCGACGTCTACGCCGTCCAGGCCGCACTACCGCCACGGTTCAGGAACGCTCCGGGTGCGGCATGGGTCGCCAACGTCGCGATCATCAACAAGATCCGGCAACTCGACACTGCGGGCGGTTCCAGCTTCTGGACCAACCTCGGCAAGGGCCAGCCGGAAACCCTGCTCGGCGCCCCGATCTACGAATCGACCACGATGACCGCGTCGGTCGCCACCACGTCGCTGATGGCGATCTTCGGGGACTTCGGCCAGTACATAATCTGTGACCGAGTGGGCGTTTCGATGATATATGAGCCCCTTGTCAAGAGTGCGACCGGTTCGGGCGTTTTGCCCTCAGGTCAGGCAGGATGGTTTATGTTCTGGCGATTTGGGGCAAATGTCTCGACTGTCAATGGTTTCAGGGTTATGAAGGGTTTGTAACCTTCTACCCGGTTTGGTCCCGAGGGCGGACGGTTCCCATGCTGTCCGCCCTCGGTCATGGGAGGACCACGATGAACGAAAAGACCTGCACTGGATGCCGCGAAACGAAACCGCTGACCGAGTTCTATAGATCTGTACTCGGTGTCGGCGGCGTGGGTTCGCGATGCAAGACATGTGCGCGCGCATATGTGAGGGCCAAATATGTTCCGCGAGTCCATCCGCCAGAGCGGGTGGTGTGCCCCCAGTGCGGCGAGGAGTTCACCCGCGTCTACAAGGGGCATGGGACGTTTCGGGTCTACTGCTCGCGCAGATGTACTTCCGAGCACGGCGAAGATCTGAAACGGCAACGGAATGAGGGCCTTGGTCCCCGCCGTTGCGCATGTGGCAGTACGGATGTGGCCGGAGTCGGGATACCGGTGTGCCCGGACTGCAAGAAGGAGATCCGTTCACCCGCCGCCGAGCAACGGCGGAAGGATAGGGAGCGGCGCCGGACGCTAGCGCGTTACGGTCTGACGCAGGCCGAATATGAGGGACTCGTCAAACGGCAACGGAACCGGTGCGCCGTATGCAAGACCACGAAAGTCGGCGGGCCGCCCACTCGAAGCGGCTACTGGCACGTTGACCACGATCATGTGACCGATCAGATCCGCGGGCTTCTCTGTGCGCGGTGCAATCTAGGCATTGGCAGCTTCGGCGATGATCCGGACATCCTTGCGGCGGCTGCCCGGTACGTGGCGAAGCACCGGCAGATGGAACTCTTCAGGAAGGCAGGCTGACATGGCCGCCAACTATGCGACCCAAAGTTTCACGACCCAACTGGGCGGCGCGTCGTATTTCGTGGAGGCGGGTGCGACGCGTGACACGGTCACCGACGCGACGGTTATCGCGTTGTTCCCGTCGAATTTCACCACGACCGCGCCTGTGGCCGGCGTCGGTAATATCACCGGCGTGATGGCCGGGTATCTGGCCGCGTATCCGAGGGGATGCTAGTGATGGCGCAGCAGTGGTTTGTGGCGCAGGACACGTTTAACGCGGAGTTGCCGGATGGCGGTTCGGTGACGGTGCAGAAGGGGAGTACGTGGCCGGCGGGTCATCATGCGGTGCGGCTGGATGCGGGCCGGGGCGTGTTGTTCAAGCCGCAGGATCCGGGTCCGGAGGAGGTGCCGGTGAAGCGTCTGCCGGGCCGTCCGCGGAAGGCGGCGGCTGAGGTGCCTGCAGGTGACGGGGATGAGGGTTAGATGGCGCTTGTCACGCCGCCGGGTTTCAAGATCTGGGAGCAGATCGCGGCGGTGACGGTGGCCCAGTCGCCGCTGGTGTCGCCGTTCTTCGACACGTCGGGTTATACGAACATGCTGATTTCGTACGTGTTCACGAATTCGACGGGGACGACGACGCTGACTGTTGAAGGCTCGTTTGATGGCAGCACGCAGGAGACGGATATCACGTATGCGGCGGTGGGCGCTACGCCGGCGACGGTGCAGGTGCTGACCCCGTTTATCCGGTTCCGGATTGTGCAGGCAACAGCGGATGCGACGCGCACGAAGGCGCTCGCTCAGGCAAGGGCGTGATGTTATGCCGTACTGGCCGCCGGATACACCCCCGGAAGTGCCGCCGCAGATGCCGCAGGCCACTACGCCGGGGCCGGCGCCGGTGCCGTACGGCGGCCCGGGGTTCGCGATCACCCCGGACATGCTGGCCCCGCAGGCGCATATTTCGCTGGGGTACGCGCCGGGTGCTGATGTCCTGGACGGGGTGACCGGCGCGAACCACGTGACCGAAGCGCCGCTGACGGCGCCGAACGTCAGCCCGTACGAGGCGGGCAGCCTGTCGCCGGTATATGTCGGCGGTGACCCGGATGCGGGCGGCCGGGATGACGTGGCCGCGTCGGTCTCGGGGGCGGTCGCGAATGCGGAGGCCCGGTTCATTGAGCATCAGTCCGACACGTACGGGCTGGGCAGCAATATCGGTGACCTGATGAGCTTCCCGGGGCTGACGACGTCAGGTGCGCCGCTTGACCCTGGAACCGCGGCGGGGAAGACGGTCCCGGCCGGCGGTTTCTATGATCCCCCGCGGAATTACGGAGATGCGTGATGACGAATCCGATGCAGCCTCTCGACCCGATCGGCGCGAACGACCCCGTTACCCCGGCTGACAGCCCGTCTAGTCCTGCCGGGTACGCGTCGGTGACGCCGCACGGCGTGGGCCCGGCGCCCTACAACATTCAGGCGCCCGTGCCGGATGTGGCGGGGGAGTTCAACGCCGCCAATGCGGTCGCGGGTGCCGGGGTCTTGTACCCGCAGGGCGCGAGGCAGGCACAGACCGGGGTGCTGCTGTCATCGGCGGCGGGTTTCGCGACCGAAGGCTATGACATTGACGCCGGGACGACGCACGGATGGCCGACCAACGTCGAGCCTGCCGGGATGTGACCGATCACGCGGTTATCGGCTACTGCCATCCCGGCGTGGTCCGCGCCGAGTTCTGCGAATCGCTGCTCGCCACGGTGATGGAAGGCAAAACGCCGCTCGATACGATCCTGACCTATGCGTCCGGCCCGAACATCTCAACGGCGCGGAACCTGATCGCCGACGACTTCCTGAAACGGCCCACCCCGTGGCTCCTCATGGTCGACACGGACATGGTGTTCGCCTCAGATGCCCTGGACCGGCTCATCGAAGCCGCGGATCCGGCGGAGCGGCCGCTACTCGGCGCGCTGTGCTTCAGTCCGTCTGCTGGGGAGACGCGGCCGACGATGTATGAGCTCACGCAGAAACCTGGTGGTGAACTGGGGTTCGCGCATCGCGAGACGTGGCCGGAAGATGACTGCGTGCAGGTCACGGCGACCGGTACCGGGTTCCTGCTGATGCACCGGGACGCGCTCGAGCGGATCCGGGCCCACGCGAAGGATGTGGCGGCGCCGTGGTTCCGTGAGTCGGCGGTGGGGGCGCCGTTGTCGCTGATGGGGGAGGATATGACGTTCTGTCTCCGCGCGGGAGCGGCCGGCATTCCGGTGCATGTGCATACGGGCGTGCAGGTGGGTCATATGAAGCCGGTGATGCTCGGGAAGGTGACCTGATGGCGGAGGATACTGCGGCGGTGGCCGCCCACCAGGCCGCGCAGAGCCACCACTACATGATGCATTTCCCGCCGCACCCGGCGCGGACGGCGGACCCCCATTACGTGGATTTCAACGCCTACCACAAAGCTCACCGCGCCACCGCAAGGTGCTACATCGGGGAGCGGATCGGCTACGGCGACTGCATGGACGCCCAGATGCGTTCCGTGCCCGCACCCGCGACCGGACCGCAGCCGGGCCTGGAACTGCACCATGCCATTGTCGAGTTCAGCCTCCAGCAGGGCGTTGACCTGGCCGCGCTCGAGCACGACTACCCGGGCATCGGCGACCCGATGCAGGTGGGCGCGTGGATCGAGTCGGACCAGAATTTCCGGTGGCTGTGCGCGTGGCATCACCGCGGGGCGGCCGGAGCGCATACGGCCAGCCACTCCGACTGGTCTGCCAGCCAGTACGTCCAGGGACTCATCACCAAAGGAATGTGACCGATGGCGCTCAGCGACATTTATTCTCAGCGGGGAACGATCACCCTGTCTGCGACCGGTTCGACGGCGGTGTTCTCGCTGTACGGGACGGCGGCGAAACGGCTGTGGCTGGTCGGGGTGCGGGTGAAGATCCTGAACACCGGCGCGGTCGCGGGGAACGATGTGATGTTTACGCTGGCGCGGCCGTCGGCGACGAACACAGGCACCACCCTTACATCGGGGGTGGCGAACGACTTCTCCGCCCCGGCGTCTGTGGGGCAGACCTGCGTCACCTGGTCGACGCCGCCGATCATCGGTACGACGCTTGCTGAGTGGGTGCTGCCGCAGACCTCCGGGTCGATGTGGGAGGAGTTCCCGCCGGGCGGCGATGAGTGGGGTGTCCCGGCGGTGGCGAACGCGAACGCGAACGCCGGCGTGCACCTGTTCGCGAACCCGACGATCGCGACGTCGACGCCGATCTCCTACGATTTTGTGTGGAGCGAGTAGAGCCCAGAAGAGGGCTACACGGGTAGAGCAGGCACGGAACCGACGTAACCGCTGGAGATGAATGAAGCCATGGCTGTCCTGACGGCGCTCAACGCTGTCACTGTCTATCAGGAGGGCCGTGCCGACAAGGTCGGCCTGATCGCCCTGCGCCAGGTCAGCACCGGCGACACTCTCGACGTCGGCCCGTCGCTTCTCAATGTCCTCGCTGTAGTCAACCGGGCGGTCGTCATCGGGATCCTCGGCGGCGCGCAAGTCGCGGCTGCGATCGCCGGCACCGTGGTCACGATGCCGTCAGGCATGAGCAGCGATTCGGGCTACCTGACGGTATGGGGATCGGCGGGCAGCTGATATGGCGCAGGTCTGGCGGTTCCCGCTCCTCCCGTTCCCCACCGGCGCCGGGGTTGCTGTTACCGCTGCGGCTTTGACCGGATCCGGGCTCGTCAAACTGCCGCAGATTCCGGCATCGCTGCTGGTTGAAGGCGCACGGCTGTCCGTCCGGGCCACGCTGGAAGCGTCATGCACGACGACGGGCAGCACGGCGACCATTGAATTGCGCGGCGGCGCGGTCAACACGGCTATTGCTACCAAACTTCAGATCGCCGCCATATCATCGGTCAGCTTCGCCACTGGCGCTGCGGCGTGGCCAGGGATCTTCACCTGGGACGGAACATTCCGGTCGCTGGGGACCTCGACCGGAACGATTCACGGGCAGGGCACCTACAAGTCGGGGCACGTCGCGGCCGGCGGCGGCCTGACTGCGGCTCTGGTGGAGTTCCCGTTCCCGGGCACGGCCGCAGCGCGGACCATGTCGACTCTGGTCGTCGCCCAGAACATCGAACTGGATATCGGCATCACGATGTCAGCCACCACCGGTACCCCGTCGCTGACCGTCACTGACCTGTGGGCTGAACTGAGCGGCTGACCGCCTGACCGGAAGGCGGTGAACACGTGACGCTGCTCACCAACAGCGCCGAGGGCATCACCCCGTCCGGCACCACCGTCACCACCGCGAACTCGGGCGGCGCGTCGGGCAACGCCTTCGACGTGGTAACGGTCACCAGTTCCGGGCAGACCTGCGCCTCCGATAGCGCCCGGTCCGCGCACGGCGCCCTGAGCATACAGCTCGCCACCGGGGCGACCGCCGCAGGGACGTTCGTGCGGTGGAACACGTCCATGGGGACGCAGACCACCATCTGGTTCCGGGTTTACGCCTACTACACCGCCAACCCGGCGTCGAACATCCGGATATGGAACGCCACCGCAAGCGGCACATCCTGCGGGTCGGTGCTGGTCAGCACCACCGGGAAGCTGCTGTTCGCGAACTCGGCCGGGACGACGGTCCTGACCAGCACGAACTCGATTCCGCTGAACGCGTGGTTCCGGCTCGAGGGTTTCCTGACCGGCAACGCCAGCACCGGCCAGCTTGAGTTCAAGCTGTTCCTCACCCCTGACGCTGTCACGCCTGACGAGACGCAGACATCGGCGGCGACTCAGGCCACCACCGGGCCGCCGACGGACTACACGTTCGGAAACGGCGGGACATCCACTTCGAACTTCGGTCCGATCTGGATTGATGACCTGGCCTTGTCGAGCACCGGATACCCGGGTCCGGTTGTACCGGCCGGAATGACTCCGGTCGCGCTGCCGCCAGTGATGTTCCCGCCGCTGTCCGGCGTGTTCGGCCCCAACGCGCCGTTCTGGAGCCCGCTGCCCTCGCCGCCGCTTGCTCCGGCGGTCGTTGCGGCTGCACCACAGGCGTCCCGGCCGCAGGCGGTCTCCCGGCGCCTGGCGTCGCGGGCCCGTATCGGCGGCCGTGGCCTGTGCGCGGCGGGGATCCTAGCCACAGGCATCGGGCCGCCACCGGTCCCGGCGCCGCACCAGCCGCCCTCGATCACGCATCCGGCGCCGCACCGCGCCCAGTGGCGTAGCGGTGCGGGGGTCGTTCCCGCGGCCACGCCGCAGCCTTTCAGGCCTGTCACTGTTTACCGGCGCACGCCGCACGCCGCGCTGTGGCGTGCGGGCCGCGGGTCGCCGCCCGCAGCCCAGCCGCAGCCATCCAGGCCGGTCATGGTCTTTGCCCGGCCGCAGCACCGGGTACTGTGGCGCGGCATCACCGGGCCCCCGGTCACGGTCACGCCCGGCACGGGCAGCCCGCAGCCATTCCGGCCGGCCACGATCTGGCGGCGGACGCCGCACCGGGCGTTCTGGGACTCCGGCCAGGGAGCGCCGCCGGCCGGGAAACGGCAGCCGTTCACGCCCGTCACGATCTGGCGGCGGATCGCGCACAGGGCTATCTGGGATGGCATCGCCGGGCAGCCCGCGCCGTTCGTTCCGCCGCCGCCGTTCACCATCGGCGCGCTGACAGCTGCAGACACGTCCATGGCAGTGCTCACGGCCGCGCAGGCGGCTTCAGCGCTCACCGCGTCGACGGGGGCCAGCGCCGAATCGGACGCCTACGTCACTGACACGTATGTGAGCGACATCTACGGGGCCGGTTCCGTTGCGGCCGGCGTCCTCAGTTCCACGCTGGCCGCCAGCAGCGTGCTGCAGGCATCCACTGCGACGACGGGAGGACCCAGGTAGATGCCGTACACCATCCCGTCGAACACGGTGACGACCGGGCACACGGGGTTCTACGCCGACCAGAACAACACCGCCGACGTCCTCACCGGGATGGGCGCCGTCTACAACGTTCTCGGCACGGTCTTCGCCGGTGGCGCCGACCCGACCGGGGTCGCTGATTCCACGGCTGCATTCGCGGCGTGCATGGCGGCGGCGATCGCCGGGAACGGCGAGATGATCCTGCCGCCCGGCACGTACAACCTGAACACCGGCGGGCTGCATATTACGGGGCCGTTCCGGATGCGGGGACTCGGCGCGGCCCTGAATAACGGGGGGGCGCTCGTGCCCGCGGTGCGGCTCACCAGCAGCACGGCGGGGAACCTGTTCGATTTCCCGTTCCAGGGCTACGGGTGGGGCGGCCTCGAGATGTCCGGCGTGAGCATCTTGTTCACCGGGACCGGGAACGTGTTCTCCGGGATGAATTTCGGCGACGCGGTGTGGCGGGACATGGACATCACCCTCACTGCGTCCGGCAGCCAGGCGATGGTGACCACCGGGTCCATCTCGTTCCTGAACGTCCTGCACGAGCGGTGCAACTTCACGACCACGAACCCGGTCCGCACCAAGCCGATGATCTCCATTTCGACGTCGATCGCGGCGGCCATTTCGAACTGCACGTTCTTCAAATGCAAGTTCAGTAACAAGGGCTGCGACAACACGCAGTTCATGGTGCATTTCGACTGCTCCGCTAGCTCGGGGATCGCGTATCACTACATGGATAATTTCCGTGAGTGCTGGTTTGAGCAGCCGTTCGGCGGGGCGGTGCACTGCCAGGCGGGGCAGAACATCACGATTGACGCGTGCATGGTGTGGGATATTTTCTCCGGCCCCACCACCACCGTCGCCGCAGCGTCGAACGGCGGGACGATCAGCGGCATCGCGTCGTGGGCGTCCCCGTCGGCAGGTGTCCTCGCCGTCGCGTCAACGCAGTTCTTCAACCCGGCACCTGGGCAGCTGCAGGTTGCCGCGTCCGGCAGCACGACGGCGCTGGTTAACTACACGGGGATCTCGGGGAACACGTTCACCGGCTGCACCTACGTGTCCGGCTCGCCGTCCGGCACGGTGGCGACCGGCGGGTCAGTGGTCCTGCCGGTCCCGGTCGGGAACTCGACGTTCTACTTCGGGGCGTTCCCGGGCGGGGCGAACACGCAGGGCGTCCGGATCACCGGCTGCGGCCGCGCCCAGTCCGGCCCCAACGGATCCACCACCTGGGATGTCGAATGCGAATCCACCACGTCCCAGGTGTACATCCAGGGGTGGGTGAACAAGGCGTCATCGCCGTCGACCGCCACCAACGCGTTCTTCAACTTCCACGGCTGCAATGACGTGGTCCTGATCGGGAACCAGTCGCCGCAGGGCGCCGGGGTGAACGGCAACTCGACCACTGTGATCACGAACCCGGCCGCGAACACGCTGTGGCTGCATAACGGCGCCCTGGCCGCGCCGACCGGTCAGAACGTCACGTTCGCCAGCCCCCTCGCCGTCTCCGGCCGCGTCGACATCACCCTCGCCGGATCCGGGTTCCGGGCCGCGGAAGGCGCGAACGCCAAGCAGGGCACCGCCCTCCTGTCCGCAGGCACGGTCACCGTAGCCAACACGTCGGTCACGGCGAACTCCCGGATCGTGCTGACCGCCCAGACCCTCGGCACGGTGACCACGCCGTCGGCGCTGTGCGTGTCGGCCAGGACCGCCGGGACGTCGTTCACGATCCTCGCATCGCAGAACACCGACACGTCCATCGTCGCATGGCAAATATTCGAGCCGGGGTGACCTGTGGCGCGTTATCCGCTGAATCAGCCAGTTCGCATCTCGACCACTGTCCGCGATGTCACCGGGACACTTGTCAACGCGACCACCCTGACCCTGCTGGTGAAGGTCCGCGCCGCCGACGGCACCTCCACCACCACCGGCACCTACGCGTCACCCGCGAACGACGGAACTGGCCTCTACCATCAGGACATTCCCGCCGCCGACCTGCAAACCCTCGGGCATTACCAGTACACGTGGACGGCGACCGGCACCGGCGCCGGTGTCTCGTTCGGCGACTTCGACGTGTTCGACCCGTTCGAGGCCGCGCTGCTGCCGTTGCAGGACGCCAAAGACGCCTGCAACATCCCCCAGTCGAACACGTCGGTCGACACGGAGCTCGCCGGGTACGTCGCCACCATCGAGGGCTGCCTCGAGCGGATGACGGGCGGCCCGCTCCTCAACACGACGGTCAGCGAGCGCGCCGAGATGATGTCCTTGCAGACCGTGATCTGCGTCCGGCAACGGCCCTTGGTGTCGGTGACGTCGGTCACGTCCGCGTCGGGCGGCGCTATCGACATCAGCGGCGGCCTGGACCTGGATGCGAATGCGGGGACGATCCGCCGGAAGCTGGGCCTGCCGTTTTACGGGCCGTTCTTCCAGTGGCTACCCCAGGTGACGGTCACGTATGTGGCGGGGTGGGGGATCACTGTCCCGGCCGCGTTTAATACGGCGGCCAGGATCATCTTGCAGAACTTGTGGGAGACGCAGCATGGCCCGTCGGCGCGGCCGTCGATGGGCGCCTCATCTGACATGGTGACGCCGCCGGGCTTCGGGTTCGCGATCCCCAACCAGGCCGCCGAGCTATTGGACGGCGCTTTGAACGGGGTGCCGTTCATGTCCGAAGCTTTCGTCTAGTGAAGGCACCCCACAAGACCGGGCCGGGTGGGTGGGGCGTCCATCACCACAAGCCGGGTAAGCCGTCCCCGCCGCCGCCGCATCATAAGGCGAAGCCGCCGCATCATAAGCAGCCTAAGAAGCCGAAGCCGGCGCCGAAGCCGCAGAAGACCCACGCGCATAAGAAGCCCCGCAAATTTTCGCCTGGCTGGGATGTGGCGTGCTGCGCGGCGGAGGCGCTGGGTGTGCTGCTGGGGTGGGGCTGGGATGAGGTGCTCGCCTTGTACTGGCGGACGGCCAGCGACCCCGATAGCGGTGCGACCATCCTCGACACGCTCGCGGCGGCCCCGGCCCGGTGCCGGCTTCAGACCCGACCCCACGCATACGCGCAGCGGTTGCTCGGACCTCCCCGGACCGGGGCTGGACTGATTCTAGGCGTGACGCTGCCGGAACCGCACGCCATCGCCGTCACCCCCGACGGCACCTGGTGGTCCTGGGGCCACCCCCTCAACCCCCACGACTGGCCGCAGCTGGTCATCGAGGAGGCATGGTGCCTACGGTGACCTCGCGGCTGCCCGCGCTCATTGACTACATCGTCAACCTGTTCACCAACGACCCGACACTCGGCGCCGCGACCCCCAAAGTCACCGTCTTCGACGGGCCCACAACCACCCAGGACCCAGCCCCGCTCCAGCTGTACATCGGCCTCACCGACCCCGAGAACACCGGCTCCGAACCCGCCGGCGAAACCACCCAGGAATGGGCTGCCCTCGGCCGCCGCGGCCGCAACGAAACCGTCACCATCCACTGCTGCGCCCTCGCCTGGTCCGGCACCGACGACATGAAAACCGTCCGCATCGCCGCCACCGGGATTGTCGCCGCCGTCGAAACCCTGATGCAGGCCGACACGAGCGGGTTCGGCGGGAACGTCCTGTTCCCCGACCCCGGCATCACGTCCATCGCATTGACGCAGTCCAACGCGTCCGGGTCACAGGCAGCAGCCGCATTCGACCTAACTTTCAGATCCCGTATCGGAGGCTGAATTGAGCAAGGTGAAGAACATCTCCGGCGGCCCGCTGGACGTGCCGCTCCTCGACCGGCAGATCGAGGCGGACGAAGTCGTCGACGTCCCCGACTTCCAGGCCGGTCACGATCCGGTGTTCACGGAGCCGGACGGGTCGAAACGGCCATCCAAGCCAGGCGACCCGGACTACCTGGCCATCATCTGGCCGCCGGACAAATGGGAACCCGTCGCCGAACCCACAGTGGCGCCGGAGAAGGCATCGAAGAGTAAGGCGGCTATCTGATGCCCACCTACGCATCCGGACTCAGCGGACAAGTCGGCACCGTCGCCGAAGTCACCTACGGCACCCCGGTTACCGTCACCCGGTTCTACGAATTCCTATCGGAAAACTTCGCATACAACCCGGCGTTCCTGGACGGCATGGGCCTCAAATCAGGGCAGGCCTACAACCGGGCTACCCGCACTGTCGTATCGCAGTCCGACGTGAACGGCGACCTGACGATGGAACACACGTCAGGTGAAGCCGCTACTGCGGTCGCCGACTCGATGGGGTTCTGGTGGAAGTACGCGCTCGGATCGGCGTTCACGACGCCGGTGGTGGTTCTTGGCACCGCGTTCTCCCAGACCCACGTCAACGGGTCCAAGGCGGGCCAGTTCATCACCGTCCAGGTCGGCCGGCCGCAGATCAGCGGCGTGACGGTACAGCCTTTCACGTACACGGGCGTCAAAATTACGGACTTCGAGTTCTCCTGTAACGACAACCAGATCGCGCAGTTGAAGCTCACGTTCGACGGGCGTAATGAGCTCACCTCCACGGGCCTGGCCGCCGCGTCCTATCCGACGCCGAACGGCCTGTTCTCGTTCGCGAACGCCTCAGTGATGACGCTCGGCGGGACCGCGACCACTTCGGCCGGGGTAACCACTGTCGCCGGCGGGTCGTCGCTGGGGTCGCTGGTCAACGGGGTTGTTATCACCGGCACGACCCCCATGAAGGTCGACCGGTATGGGCTCGGCAACCTGGGCCTGAAGGGCGAGCCGATCGAGAACGCCATCCCGACGATCACGGGCACGTTGTCGACGGAGTTCTTCTCCCGCACGGAGCTGTACGACGTTTTTAAGGCCAATACGACGCAGCCGCTGCAACTGGACTTCACGAAGTTCGACAGTGCCGGGAATGACGCGAACGGCGTTGCCGCAGGCCCGAACCCCTACCGGCTGAGCTTCATCCTGCCGGCCGTCCGCTTTAAGAGTGCCGCAGTAAATATCGGCGGCCCGGATGTAATCCCGCAGTCGATAGGCTTCCAGGCTTATGACGACGGGACGACTAACCCTGTAATCCAAGTTCGGATTATAAGCAAAGAGCAAACCATTTAGGTGGTTAGATTGAAAGCTCGGCGGCGTGCGGCCAGGACTAACGCCTTGGAGGCGATTTGATCTTCAACCTTTATTCCAGAGTCCTGGTGAAAGTCGGCGACGAGGAGCGGCACATCTTCGACGCCACGAGGCTGATGTACACCGAGGTCGCGGAGATCGAGAAGTGCACAGGCGTGTCGTATGGGGAGTGGCGGCGGCAGCTCGGCGACTACTCCATCACGGCGATCGCCGCACTTCTGCATGTTTTGCGGAAGCGCGCCGGGGTGCCGTCGGATTTCGCGACGCTGCAGTTCAACGCGGCCGCGCTGGATGTGGTGCCGTTGCATGAGGATGACAGCGAGTTCACGGCGGCGGAGGTTGAGGCTGATCTGAAGAAGCGGATGGCGGATGCTGCGGGGGAGGCGGAGGACCCTACCCTCGCCGCGGCCGCCGCCGTGGCGCCGGAGAACGGAAGCCTGCCGGTTACGACCATCTCAAGCCTGTCTTCGCCGAGCGGTTCGGAATCCGGCCCTGGGAATTCGGCCAGCTCGAATGGCGGGACTTCCTCATCTTCAAGTCCTATCTCGATGCTGAGGCCGCTGCCCGTGCCCGGAACGCCTCATGACGCGGCGGCGGAGGTCGGTGACGAGGTCGGTGACGATGGCGGAGACGTCGCGGCCGATGCGTTCGGCGTAGTCGGTTAGCCACTGTTTTTCTTCGGGCGGCGGCCGGAAGGTGACAACCGGGTTGCGGTGCCGGTCAGCCGGCATTACGCCGCTTCATCTCGGCCAGGAATGCGTGCCGGGCCTCGGCTTTCGTCGAACCGTCGGCGACCATGTCGCGCATCATCTGCGTGCCCCAGCCGATTTCGGGTTCTGGTCCTTCGGCCTGCGGTGCGGCCGCGACGGGTGCGCGGGTGGTGACCTTGTGGCCGCGGGCCATGAAGATCCAGATGGGGATCCAGAGGCCGCCGGTGCAGATGGTCATGATCAGGTGGAACGTGTTGCTGATCGGGTGTGGCCTGCTGGTGACTGAGGTTACTTCGGTCTTCATTCTTTTCATCTCCTAGTGGATGCCACAAGCGTACGCGATGGAATCCACATGTCAAAGGGTGGTCGCTGATGCCTGGTGTTGAGGTGCGCGGCCAGTATGAGTTGCGGTTGCTGTCGGCGCGGCTCCGTGAGGCGGGCAGTGAAGGCCAGGGGCTGCGGCGGAAGCTGTATAAGCAGATGAATGAGGCGGCGAAGCCGCTGGCGCAGAAGATCGCCGACGTGGAGCACCTGAAGCCTTACATGCCGGACAGGTATGCCGTTGTGCTGGCTGAGGATCTTGGCGTGCGGATAGCTAAGAGTTTCTCGAGGAACCCGCGGATTGAGGTCCGGGCGAAGGCGAAGCAGCACAAGCGTAAGGTCGTGATGCTTGACGCTGGCATCATCAACCATCCGATCTACGCGCAGGGTGAGCGGAAGTTCTGGCGGTGGTCGAACGCGCAGACGGGCGGGATGAAGGCGGGGTTCTTCAGCGATGTTCTCAAGGAGCAGAGCCCGCAGATCCGTGATCAGGTGATGAAGGCGATGACTGAGACGGCGCGCGAAATCACGGGTAAGTAGACGTGGCCACGAACCTCGAGACCCTGATCTTTGAGATCATCGCGAGGGATAAGAACGCGTCGGCGGCGTTCGACAATCTGCGCCGCAAGATCGACGGCACGACCGGGTCGGTCGATAAGAACACGGCGTCGCTGAATAAGAATCAGCAGGCGCAGACGTCGGCGATGGGCGGTACGGTCGGCCTCGGGATCGCGCTCGGGGCGATGGCGACGCCGCTGGCCGCAGCTGCGGCTGGGTTCACCGCGTTTGCTGGCGTGGCTGTTCCGTCGGTCATGAAGGTCAAGACGGCGATGACGGGGCCGGGTGGGCTGGCGGCGGCGTGGGGGACGCTGGATAACCGGCAGCGAAATGCGGCGCTTGGCATCCAAGCGCTGGGGCAGCAGTATTCGGCGCTAGCTAAAGCCATGGAGCCGCAAGTCTTCCAGGTCTTCAATCAGGGCCTGCATCTGGCTAGCACGCTGCTCGGGCCGGTCGGCCAGTTGGCGGCGTCGGCCGGGAAGGGCATCAGTTCGTTCTTGGCGCAGTTCACCGCGAACTCGGGGATCCAGCAGTTCATCGGCTTCCTTGCGAAGGAGGCGGGCCCGGCGATCCGGCTGCTGGGGCAGGACATCACCGGGATCGCGCATGCCGTGTTTACTCTGCTGGAGAGTTTCGGCGGGGTCGGCATGGCGGAGCTGAAGGCCTTCACGACGGTCCTGACCGGGTTGACGTCGGGTATCGCGTGGCTGGCTACCCACGCTCCGGCGCTGACGAATGTGGCTCTCGCTATCGGCGGGATCGCGCTGGCCCTGTCCAAGTTCGGGCTGCTGTCCGGCGCCCTGAGGCTGACGGGCCTGGCGACTGCGGCCAGCGAGATCGGCATGGTAATAACTGCCACGAAGGGCCTGACTCTCGCTGAGCGCGGGCTGATGATTCAGACGACGGCGCTCGAGGCGATCACCCCGTTCGGGTGGGCGATCCTGGGTGCGGCAGCGGTCGGCGGCCTGGTGTTCGCGATCAGCCGGTACAAGAGTGAGTCCGACAAGACCATCATCAGCATTGAGGCCCAGAGCAAGGCGCAGGGCTTCAACACGGCCGGCTACTTCCAGGCGGCTGCCGCGATCCAGAAAGTGAACGTCCAGCAGGCACAGCAGCAGATCGCCCTGCGGAATGTGCGTACCGGCCTGATTACCGGCACGGCCAGCCTCGGAAGCCTCACCGGCGCCACGAGCGACTACACGGCGGCCCAGCAGAAGCTGATCACTGAAGGCAATAACCAGCAGACGTTCCTGTCGGGGCTGCAGAACAAGTACGGAATTACCCGTAACCAGGCGATCGCCCTGGCGCACGCATCGGGTGCGCTGGCCTCCGATGTCAACAAGGGCGGCCAGTCGATGCGGGACGCCACCGCCCAGGCTGACGCGTTCGCGAACGCGAATCTGAAGGCGAAGATGCCCGTCATGGGCCTGGCCGCCGCTGTGGCGTTCCTGACGGCCGATATCCAGAAGAACGTCGTTGCGGTCCTCACCTTGCAGGGTGATCAGATCGCGTGGCAGCTGGCGATCCAGGCCGCGACGAAGCAGCTTGCGAGTAACAGCGCCGGGCTAAAGGGGAACAGCGCGAACGCGCTTGCGAACAAGCAGGCCGTGATCGCGGCGACGAATGCGGCGGTGTCGTTCGCCGATGATCAGCTGAAGCTGCACGGGAACCTGCGTCTCGCATCTCAGGAGATCCAGTCGCAGATCAATTGGCTGGAGAAGCACGGCGACAAGACGAAGTTCGCGACTGCCCAGATCCGCGCGCTGCTCGCGGAGGAAGCGAAGATCAAGGCGCAGATCGGCACGAACATTACTGTGCATGGCAGCGGGACGTGGACGGTGCATCAGTTCCAGGCCCCGGGTCAGGGCAAGCACGCTACGGCGGCCGGGTGGCTGGTCCGTGGCGGCGTGCCCGGCGTGGACAGCGTGCCGATCATGGCGATGCCTGGTGAGCTTGTCGTACCGACGGACATGGTGCGTTCCGGTGCGGTCGATCATCTGCGAGGCCAGATCCCCGGGTTCGCCGCCGGCGGCGTGGTCGGCTCGTTCCAGGGGAGCGTGCCGGGCCTGACGTCGTGGCTGGCAACCACGAATGCGGCCACCCTGCATGCAATGGAGCAGTCAGTCGCGAACGCCGTGCTGGCCGGGATCAAGGCGGCGCAGTCTTTCGGCGGTGGTTTCCCCGGCGGTCCGGGCGGTGGTGCACCGGCGGCGAATGCGCGGCTCGCGCAGCTGATGATGCCGTCGTGGGCTACCGGGTCGGCGTGGGCGGCGTGGAATTACGTGGCGATGCGGGAGTCGGGCTGGAACCAGTTCGCGCGTAATCCGAGCAGCGGGGCGTACGGGATTCCGCAGGCGCTGCCGCCGTCGAAGATGGGTGCTGCGGCGAATCCGCCGCAGTCGAATCCGGTGGCGCAGATCGCGTGGATGATTTCCTACATTCAGGGCCGGTACGGGAGCCCGCAGGCGGCGGCGGCGCATGAGGCGGCGTTCAACTGGTATGACCAGGGCGGGTGGCTGCCGCCTGGCTTGTCTCTGGCGATGAACGGGACGGGCCGGCCGGAGCGGGTGGGCGGCGGTAATACGTACAACGTGACGGTGGTGTGCCCGCCGAATGCGAATAAGGCGGAGCTGGGCCGGGTGACGGTGGAGGCGATCCGCGAGTTCGAGAAGCGCAGCGGTTCGGGCTGGAGGTCGTAGATGGCTGCTGGCTGGAACCCTGCGTTCGTGAACACGGTTCTGGATTCGGTGTTTTCGGCGGCCGCTTTTACTCCCCCGGCCGCTAGCTATGTGCAGTTGCATACGGGGGACCCGGGTCCGAACGGGACGTCGAACATTTCGTCGTTTGCGACGCGGATTGTTCTGGCGTGGGCGTCGGCGTCGGGGGGGACGAAGGTGATCAGCGCGCCGGTGGTGATTACGGCGTCGTGGGCTGGGACGTCGCCGGAGACGATCACGCACATCAGTTTGTGGTCGGCGGTGACGGGGGGGACGTTCATTATCAGTGATCAGCTGGTGGCGTCGGTGGTGGTGGTGACGGGGAATCCGGTGAATCTGCCGTCGCTGACCGCGCCGTGGACGCCGCTAGCCGCGTAGATTCCCTTCCGATCCCAAGCAGTTCTGCCACGCAATACGGGCATGGCACGATGTACCAGCCGCGTTCAATGTGGACACGGATGTGGTTGTCATACAGGTCAAGAGTCATGGGCCGCTAGCCGCCTGACGTCGGCCTTGCAGATCTTGCACGGCGGGTCTTCGTGGTGTTCCATCGCCGGGTTCAGCGGCGGGTGCGGCATCGGGTCCCGGTCGGCGCTGTGGGTTTTGCTGCCGCAGGCACAGCACGCGTAGTGGTAGCACGCGCAATGATCTGCTGCACCGCAGCGCGTGCACTCGGTGCCGCCTGCTGAGAAATCAGTCACCTCGATCACGATACGGGAGGCGTGAACTGCCGTGACGTGGACGCTGGTTCAGAAGTCCCCCGAGACATCAGCATCCGCAGCATCCATTACCCCCACCCTCGGAGTCGGCTCGACCGCCGGGAACCTCCTGGTCTGCAACCTGATCATGGGCGGCGGTGTCGCCTGGTCACTGCCCGCCGGATGGGTCAAGGCCATCGGCCTGTCGAACAGCGGCATCTCCCACGCCGAAATCTGGTACTACCCGGCCAACCCGGGCGGCATCACCGGCGTCGTCTGCACGGTCGCATCGGGCACCCCGAACATCAAGGGATTCCTCGAGGAATTCCACACCGACGTCGCCACCCCGACCGTCTCGCTGAACGCGTCGGGGTCGGTGCTCGGCGGCACCGTCGCCCAGGTCACCCTCTCCACCGGCGCCGCCGCCAGCGGTGACCTGGCGGTCTGCTGCTTCCAGGAACATTTCACCGCCGCCAGCGCGATCACGTGGACCGACCCGGCCGGGTTCACCCTCGGCCAGGCCGACACCGCCAGCGCCGGGAACCACCTGTACGGCGGCTACGACCTGTCGGTGCCGTCCGGCGCCCTGTCCGTTACCGGGAAGTCGTCGGTTGCGTCGGATCAGGCGCACGGCTGGGCGGGTGTCGCCGCCACGTTCACCGCCACCGCCCCGTCAGCCGGGACACCGGGGCTCGTCGGCGCGTACCTGAACCCCGGGGCGATCGGCGCGTCAACCCAGTCGCAGGCCAACAGCCTGTGGCAGACCATCACCTCCCGGTCCCTCGATGTCCGCCGCGTCTACTTCACCACCGAGCAGATCCCCTCCGGCATCACCGCGGACCTGCAGGCTGACGCGGCCGCGGGGCGGAAGGCTGCGATCAGCATGCGGCCCGCGTTCAACCCGCCGACGACCGCGGACCTGGACGCCCTGAACACGTTCCTCGCGTCGTGCAAGGCCGCCGGGCTGGTCGCCGACGTGTCGCTGTGGCAGGAACCCTACGGCTCCGGCCTCGCCGGCCACGTGTCGGCAGGCCTGACGATCAGCCTGTTCATCGCCGGCTGGCAGTTCTACGCCCCCACCATCCGCCAGTACTACCCGATGGTGTTCGACACGTCCATCTACTCGGTCAACCACCACAATGAGAACGCCTATTATCCCGGCGACGCCTACGTCGACAAGGTCGCGACCGACTTTTACTGCTCCGAATACGACGGCGGGGAACGGCTCGACCTCGCCGCGTCGCTCGCCGACGGGGCGACGCCGGCGAAGCCGTTCGGCCTGTGGGAACTCAACTCGAGCACCGACCCGACGTCAGGGCAGACGCAAGCCCAGTCCACCGCGTATTTCACGTACATCCAGAACTATTTCGCTGCCCGGCTGCAGGCCGGGAAAACGAACGCCGACCTGCTGCTGTTCAACTCGAACACGCTGCTGACGCAGGAAACGGCGATCACCTCAAGTTCGGATTACCGGGTCGGGTTGTACCAGAACCTGTACGACGCCCTGTCCGGCGGCGGCGGTGCGGGCAGCAACCAGGTCAGCCTCGCCTCCGAACTCGACATCAACGTCAACATCACCGAGTCGCTGACCGTCCCGTTCCCTGTCATCATCGGCAATATCGCCGGGCTGGGCGTGCCGGGGTGGCCGCAGCTCATCCTCGAGGTCGGCGTCATCCCCGCGACCCCGGTCGCCACCTTGGGGTCGTTCATCCTCGATGATCCCGTCTTCGGGCGGCTTGACAGCAACCGGCTCGCCGACTCGACCGTGTGGACTGACATCACCGGGTTCGCCCGCTCCATCTCCGTGTCCCGGCCGTCGACCCGCGTGCAGGGGCCGCTGATCACTTACCAGGCCGGCACCCTGTCCGTCACGCTGGATAACTCCGGCGGCCAGTTCGACCCTGATAATGCGGCGAGCCCGTTCGTGACGGGCGGCGTGACCGCTATTCACGCCATGGCGCCGGTTCGTCTCCGCGCCGCTACCGGCCAGGCCGGGTACGGCATGGTCTACGGGTTCGCCGACGGGTGGGAACCCGCCGCCCAAACCTATGAGGGCGGCTACGCCGAGGTGAACCTGACCGCCACCGACGGATTCAAGGTTCTCGCCGGGCAAACCCTCGCCGCGCTCGCCGCCACGGCCGGGGACAGCGAAGACTCCGGCGCCCGGGTCCGCCGGATCCTCACCGCCGCCGGCTGGTTTACCGACAAACGGCACATCGCCACGGGGAACACCAGCCTGCAGGGCACCCTGTACGGGGACACGGCCCTGAACCTGATGCAGATCGCCGCCGACAGCGAGATCGGGGAACTGTATGTCGACGGGTCGGGGACGGTGCAGTTCCGGAACCGGCAGGCGATCCTCACCGATGTGCGGTCGAACACGGCGCAGGCTGCGTTCGGCGACCTCGACGGCACGGTCCACGGAACCCTCACCGAACTCGCCTACGCCGCCGTGTCCCGCGCGTCCGATGACACGACACTCGCCAATGACGTGCAGATCACCCGGGTCGGCGGCATCATGCAGGAATCGGTCAACGCGGCGTCGGTGAAGAAATACCTGTTCCCCCGCACGTACGCCCGCTCTGACGTGCTCCTGCTGTCCGACAGTGAGGCACGGTCGTACGCGCAGTGGGTGCGGTACGTGTCGCAGGACACCGAAACCCGGTTCGAGCAGCTCGCCATCGACCCGCTCGCCGACACGGCGAACCTGTTCCCGCAGGTGCTGGGCCGGGAGATCGGCGACCGGATCACCGTCTACAACCGGCCTCCCGGGCTGGCGTCGCCGGTAGTCCGTGACTGTTTCATCCGCGGCATCCAGCATGACATCGACTGCGTGGCCGGGACGTGGCTGACGACGTGGACGTTGCAGGACGCCGCCCGGTACGCGAAATTCTTCATCCTCGACGACCCCGTCAACGGGCGGCTCGACTCGAACGCGCTCGCCTTCTAAGGAGCCGCATGAAACGACCCAGGCACGAGCCGCCCCGGACTCCTGAGGAGGTCGAGCGGTGGGCGTGGGAACGTGAGCCGGAGGAACGCGAAGATCATCCCCGCCCAGGTGAGCATGTCCTGGTCCGCACGGAGGAATGGGCCGAGCCGGTGCCTGCGGTCGTGATCGAGGTACAGGACATAGTGCGGCCTAACGACGGTCACGGCAGCCACTACGCCCCGGACCCGAACGTCTGGCATCCGGTCACAGGGGATCTCCACCCGGACCCGTGGCCGTGGGTGACGGTGAGGCTCGGCCATGACCCCGGATCCGGGCGCGAGATGAAGGTTAAGGAAGCACGCGTACGCGGCTCGGCGGGATGGCTCAGGCCAGGATCACGCTGGCACCAGCTCTGGCCCAAGAAGGAGCAGTAGATGCCCGTCCCCACGTACAGTGTCGGCCAGGTTCTCGGCGCCGCCGACGTCAACAACTGGCTCGAGCCGCTCTCGGCGGTCGCCACCGCCGACCAGACGACTACCAGCACGTCCCTGATCAACGACAACACCCTGTCCGTCGCGGTGGCGGCGTCGGCGAACTATGCGGTGGAGTTGTTCGTCCGGTTCAACGGGACGAACGCGGTGGCGTTCGTCGGGGCGTTTACCGGGCCGTCAGGCGCCACCTTGTCGTGTGTTCCCCTGACGGCGGTGGGGGGTGCCGCGAACAATAATGACATCAACCTGGGGGCGGGTTTCGGTGTCACGTGCACTGGCACGGGGACGGATTTGTCGATGGCGCTGGTCGGGTCGCTGGCGACGTCGTCGACGGCGGGGACGTTGCAGTTCCAGTTCGATGCCGGCACCGCGGGGACGGTGACCCGGCGGGCCCGGTCGCGGCTCACGCTGCAGCGCATCGGCTGAACTGTCCCCTACCGAAGCAGGTTGGCAGGATGCCTGGTGGATTCCGCGTCAATCGCCGCCATTGCCACGGCGGCCGGCCTTGCCATCGGCGGGCTCCTCACGTGGCTGACCACACGGCGGGCCAGCAGCGGCCGGATCGGCACATCGGAGGCTGGTGTGCTGTGGGATCAGGCGCAGGCCATGCGCGCCGAACTGGTCGCGCAGCGAGACAAGGCGATCGAGCAGCGTGACCGGCTCATCGAATCCCAGGCCAGCCAGATCATCCCGGCCCTGGCGGCGATCACCGAGGCCCTCGGCCTCATCTCGGGTGCCCTCGCCCGGATCGAATCCCGGCAACAATGACGACCCGGCCGCCGACGACCGGACGATCGACGAGCTGGTGGCGCAGGCCGCGCGGCTGGTACGCCGCCTGGACCTGACGGTGGCGGGGATGGAACGCAAGCTGAATCAGGGAAGGCAGGGAACGTGACCGACGGCAAGCCGGATGCGGGGGACGGCGATGCCGCCGGGGACGCGTCGGAGGCCCTGTCGATCGCGAAGGAACTTCGCGAGCTGATCAAGGCGATCCTGGAGAAACTCACGGACGCGGTGAAATACGGCAGGCGGACCCGGCTCATGTCGTGGCTCCTCGCCGCGTCGGTTGTCCTCGACGTCGGCCTGTCGGTTCTCACCGTGCACCTGTACATCGGGCAGGCGCAGGTCAGCCGCGACATTCACCGGTCGCAGGTCCGGGCGTGCGCGATCGGGAATGATTTCCGGACGCGGCAGCGGCAGTTGTGGGATCACGTGATCGCCGTGTCGGTGCCGCCGCCGGGTGAGACGGCGGCACAGCGCCATGTGCGGCTGGCGCGGCTGGCGGCGTTCCGGGTGTATATCGGCCGGCAGTTCCATCCGGTGGACTGCGCGGCGTTGTACCGGTCCCGCTGAAAGTGAGGTGGCGTCATGGGAGGTGAGTAGGCTTCTGGCTGCGGCGTTCCACCCGGCCCGCGGGTCCCCCCCGGGGGTCACGCCGGCCGGTTTCCGCGGCTGCTGAACTACAGATAAAA